CATGTCTTGATCGTCGTAATAATCAATGTCCATGCCACGTTCTTGTGCATCTGCGCATTGATCGCATTGATAACCTCTTGAAACATCGGCAGCTGTTAATCTGTTGGGGTATCCGCAGGTGGGGCATGATTGATTGCGAACACCAGCTCTTAATGCGCTGTGTCCGTGCGGATCTGCAAAATCGTCATCATAATCATCTGGATACTCATCATCTTCAAAATCATCGCCATGCATGATAAATCTGTTACCTTCACCAATTTCCACAGAAGGATCTATTGATGGCACAGGTTCTTTCATAGGTAATCCTGCATTTTTTCGCAAATCATTCAATCCGTGCATGACATTGGCATCAGTTGTGTCAGTTGTGTCAGATGGCATCATTTGATCATTGCCTAGGCCATCATCAATGGTGTTATTATTGGTGTTGTAACTATTTCCGCCCATTGACATATCAGATGGTGCAGCAGACATAGGATCGACTGAGTCCATTGATGCGTGATCTTGGGGTTTTTGAGGTTCAATTATTCCTGCTAATTGAGCAATGCGCGCTACTTCTTCAGAATTTACACTACTAACATCAATGCTGGTAGTGTCGCTGGTTACTTGAAGTTGATAGTGTCTTTCCATGTTAATTCTTCTCCGCTGGTTGCACTACTTGCATTGCCTTGCCAGTTTTTGGATCCTTGAAAAACTTTACCTTTGACAGAGAGTTATCTGACATTGAGCCTTTGCTGTTGACATATACATTATCAACAGGCTTACGGTCGCTGCCACGGGTAGTTGGCTTGGGTGTATCAAACTGTGCGTTGAAATCACTGGTGTCTTGTATTGGTTCGCCTGGCGCAATGTCTTCCATCTGAAGCCAACTGAACAATGGTGCAGAAGGCTCTACTTCCATATTTGGACGACTATCGGCAACGCCTGCTAGATATGACAGCAAATTCTTGTTGTATTCGTTGCCAAACAATGGTCCTGCAGGTGGTTGCTCAGCTGCATCATATTCACGGTTGGTACTGAGACGTGCAGCGTGAGCTTTACCTGCTTTTTCAGCAGCAGCATCTTCTAAACGATTCCAAACGTTGTATTCTGCGTCGCGTTCTATTGGCTCGTTGGGTGCTCTTACAACAATATATTTTTCTGGAATGTTGGTGCACAGACGCAAATCTTGCTGCAAAATGTATGAAACACACGGTGTGCCAATGGTAAAGGTCATCATGTATACATCTTTGTTTGGTATATCAATAAAATCCTTGTGATCCATCGGAACTTTTACAGGCGCAGTTATGGCCTTAAGTTCGTATCGTTTCAACCACTCGCCTATGATCTGCACTTGCTCTTCAGTTGGCTGCTGCGAGAATTTGATCACATAGTTGTGATCTTTTGCACTTTCTTCTAGATACTCCTTGAAATTCTTCATGTTAGGCGGCTCCTATGTCTTTTATTTATCATTACCGCCCATTTGACGTAACTGTTTTAATATTTCATTTCTATCTAAAGTCACTGCTGTACCTTCAACTGTTTTATCGTTACTGGTTGCACGGTCTAGTTTCATTTTTTCCAACTGCAAGCGTAATAATTTCAATTTCTTTTCCACCTTGTTGTTTTTGGCATCTACTGCTATTTTCAACATTTGACTGCTGCTTGAAAAAATTTCTCCAGCGTGTCTAACCTCTACGTTCATACCTAAATCCTGTAGATCTTTGTGTGCTTGTATAGCCAAATTGGCCAGTTCGTCCATTTCAATGTCATGCTGATCATAACCGTCTATTTGGTCAAACTTTTTTTCAAGATCCTTGGCTTGTTCTAGAGCAGCTTGTATATCTTCGCATGTGGTTTCGCTGACCTCATGCATGGATGGTAGATCAAATGCTTCTTCTAATTTGTTGAATTTAGTGCTCATAAAAGTATTTACATCGTCTAGGTCGAAGATCAGGTTTATCTTTTCCTGCTTTGGGTGCCTTTTTTAACAAAGATTTGATCTTCTGTGAGAATCCTAAAATTCAACCCATTCTTCTTGCAATACAAGAGAGCAGCTCCCCATTTGGCAGTATTTAATAATAGTGCTGCACGGTCACGCTTGCTTTTGGCATTTTCGGCAATAGCCTCTTTGGCAGGTTTTACTTCCACTAATTCAGCTCGTTGTTTGCCAAATTTATCTTTGTAAACAATCAAAAAATCGGGAATATATCTGTGCATTTTACCATCCAGTGGACTTTTATATGGAATGGCAACACTTTCACTTGCCCAGTTGATCACATTGGGATGTTGATCAAGCAAGGTCATCACACGCAATTCCCAACCAGATCTAAAAATTATTTTTGAATTTCCAATAATCTTTTGCGGATTAGATGGAACAAATTCGCCTTGGTTATATTTACTCATGCTTGATCTGTAATTGCTGCTGCAATTGATCCACGCAATGTTGGATTATTTTCCCACACAGGTGAAGTATTTATTGATGCTACGCCAATTTGTGATCCCACAGGCGCTAATGCATTCCATGCTTGAATAAAGGCCAACGTTACACCGTCGACGTTGAATAAACTTGTCACAGGGATGCCTTGCGTGGCAGAAATATACGCCGCCACTGATGCTATAGATTCAACCAATGATGCAGGCACGTTGGTTCCTGCATAATAGCCTCTAGCCAATGAAAGTGCTTGTGCCGACAGCTTGGGATTATTGCTACGTATGGGATTGTTTAACAGGGCCGATGACACAGGCGGTAAGTTTAAAACTTTGCCATTTAAGGTGTTTGTATACTGGAAGCCGCCGCCAAACTGTGTTACTGCAATTTGCCCGCTTTGCTGTGCTATCTGCTGTTGTATCGTCTGTTGTGTAAAGTTTACTGCCATGTAATTTTTCTCTTATCAAACACTGAAACCTGATGTCGCGCCAGCACCCACTGCTGCCCTACCAAAATCGATGGTTTTACCAATAGTTGTTATTGTAGATTGTTTCTCTACTGGCACAACTGTACCTGGGGCTTTCGATACAGTGGCATTTTGAAGTGCATTTGTAGTAGTCGCAGTGTCGTCGGCTGTGGGAACACTACCGCTTGGATTTGAAATGTTGTTAGTTGGCGCCTGCGGCGGAGTTGTGGTATTTTGTAGAGGAGCTGTAGCACTGACAAAAATACGTGGCATAGCTGGTTGTAGGCCAGTATTGACGACCGATCCTGTATTTGCCGGAATATAGTCTGCTTGAGTATAACCAAAATTTTCCATAAATCCATAAGGATTGTTGGTTATTGGACTGCCAAATGCCAGATAATTAATGGCCTCGTATCTAAATTGTATGGTAACTTCTTCTGTGTCACTTGATGCATAATCAAATTGTTCCCAATCTATTGATGTAATCTTGGGATTGACATAGCTCCATGCTGTGTAAGTGTTGGCAAATAGGGCATACACAATGATGTTTGTAAAGAAATTTGTATCATTATTTACTATAGGTTGAAATCCCCATCCGCTATCCCATTGCATGGACGCAGAATATGGAGATTGTTCATAAGGAGGGTTCGGCGCGGCGCTGTTTTGATTTGAATTACCAGACGGACCAGATTTTTGCCTGCTATCTGCAAAATAAAATGTAAAATAATCTACCCATGTGGCTAAAATACTGTCATCAACAGTGTCATGTAATTTTACCGATGTTTCATTATATTCAACTTTTTTATAAACAATAACCTTTTTATTGTATTGATTTAATTCTTCAGTTTGAAGTGTTAGCTTAGGTCTATCAACTGTTTTTACTCTAAATGACATGCCTCGTTTGTTGTTGTATTCGGCTAATTTGGCCTGACCCAGCATTTGCTGAGCTGACGGACCTAAAACAAATTGAACATAAAATTCAAATTTAACACGAGGTATGGCTTGCAGTATGTTATTATCGGTTTGGCCACCTAAAAATACACGAGAAGCAATCTGTGGAGATCGAAGTATGGTTTTACCTCCTGCAGGTACTGTTGGAGCAGAAGTTGCATTTGATTGTGTGCCAGACATGTATGTATTTACCAAATGAAAAGCGGCACTTTCGCGCCGCTTTTCAAGCAATTAGTTTTGGTTGCCAATATTATGCATTAGGCGAAGTTATTCCTTTTGTTGGATACACTGCCGATAGTGCTGCCTCATCGCCTTGTGTTGCGTTATCATATCTAAGTGTTAGTGTTATCATGACTGGATCAGAGCTGGCATAATCTAAGCTGTCATACTGTGCCTGTGTAATGTAACAACCTTCTAAATACCACTGTTCAATGACAGTTGGGAAAGCTGATCCGCTATTGCCATCTAATGTGTTAATAAACATTTGAAATTTATAGTTACTACCTGCTGCAGCTGCAGATTGATTAAAGTGATTCATTTGTTTTTGAAGTTGCGTGCTTACAGCCGATGTAATTCCATTGGTAATATCATCTCTCAATGTAAGCTCAATAGTTTGCCATTCAGGTTTTTGGGCTATGTAGACAATATTATTGTAGCTGTGAAGTGGTGTTTCATTATAATTGATGTTTGGTCGACCACATGTTACTACCTGTCTTGTGAACACAGTTGTCTGGTCTGGTGTATTACTTCCAAAACCAGTAACGATAATTTGAAATCGATGTTTAAGTTTTGGCATTAAAACACCTAGACCGCCATTACCTACCCCTGTACCATTTGGGTTAATAGGGACCCCGTACAAATTTAAGGTTGGTAAAGGTAGTGGTTGGAATGGTGGTACTACTGCCATGATTGTTGCCTCCGTATGTGTATAAAAGTATTTATGACAGA